TGGCAAATTTGATGTGGGTTCATCATGATTGTCACAACATGGCCTCGGACTCAATTCACGCCAACCCTGCTTTGGCTGCCGATAAAGGATGGATGGTGTCCTCCTGGGATGAACCTGAAAACGCCCCACTCGTTTTACCTGGCGGCCGCGTTGTTTTATTACAAGAAAACGGTAAGATTACAGTTCCAAAAGGAGGGAAAATATGAGTATTTCTGTAACAGTTAAAGGCAATCTAGGGTCCGATCCTGAATTAAAATTCGTTAAAACGAGTCGCGGTGAAACAGGACTTGTAACATTTTCTTTGGCCTACACTCCAAAAGAACGCAAAGGTGACACCTGGGTCGAAGGCGAAACTATGTGGTTCCGTGTTACATCGTGGGGCGAAAAAGGAGAAGCGCTGATTGATGCGCTTCGTAAGGGTGATTCTGTAATTGTTCAGGGAAGCATGAAACAATCAACATTTAAGGGGCGTGATGGTCAAGATAAGACTGCTTTGGAAATTAACGCTACTGACATTGGCCTTGTACCAAAAGCGTCTCGTAGTTCTTTATCTCAAAGCAAAAATCAGATTAATCGAACGGAAGCGCCAGGATGGTAGATGAAGGATTAATATCCGCACAGGAAGTTGCAGTTCGATTAAACATATCAATGAATAACCTAAGACAATTACAACATCGAAAACAATTAGTGTGGGTGCAGAAAGTAGGTAGAAATGTCTATTATCGTGAATCGGATGTGGTCACGCTTGCAGAAAAGCGGACACGGAGACCAAAAGAGTAGAATAAATGCCATGATTGTTATTGATGGAGAAGTGACAGTTGCTGAGATAGATGAAGCGCTCGGCAACATTAGAGAGATGCTCATTGATAAGTACGGCAATCGAGTGAACCATCAAAAGAAAGAACTGTTGTTAAGCAGCATAGACGATTTATTGGATGCAAGATTAAATTTAACTAAGTAAAAGGGCGGGCAATGGAAGTACAGAGAAGGCTGATCAAAGATTTAACTCTTGACCCAAAGAATGCTCGCACGCATTCACAAAGAAACCTGGATGCAATTACGCATAGTTTGCAGCAATTTGGGCAGCGCAAACCAATTGTTGTAACAAGTCAGGGCGTTGTGTTGGCAGGTAACGGAACTTTGGAAGCGGCAAAAGGTCTGAAATGGGATTACATTGATGTAAGCGTTGTGCCTTGGGATTGGGATGAGAAAACCGCCAGGTCTTACGCTTTGGCCGACAACCGAACTGCTGAATTAGCCGATTGGGATGAGGCTGTTTTAACAGAACAATTATTAGAATTACACGATCAAGAAATAGATATAGAAGCGCTCGGTTTTGATATGCCGCAGGTGGTGGAAGCGGAACCTTTAGACGAGGATGAACTTCCGCAAGAGGTCGAACCAAAAGTAAAACACGGTGACATTTGGATTTTAGGTCAGCACAAAATGTACTGCGGTGATGCAACCGAAGTTGATGCTTATCAAAAACTGATGGGCGAGGAAATGGCCGATTTGGTTTGGACCGACCCACCTTACGGAGTGTCTTATGTCGGGCAAGGCGGCATGACTATTGAAAACGATAATTTAGACATTGGTGCGTTGGAGGAGTTTCTGCGGGAGTCTTTTAACGCAATGATTACATTTACAAAGCCAGGTGCTTGTTGGTATGTAGCCGCACCTTCAGGCAATCTCTTCCAAGCCTTCAGCATTCCCTTGAGCGAACTCGAGGTCTGGAGACACACTTTGGTTTGGGTCAAAGATGCTCTTGTTATGGGTCGTGCCGATTACCACTATCGCCATGAGAGCATTTTCTACGGCTGGACCCCAGGGGCGGCGCATCAAGAACCACCTGATCGCAAACAAGACTCCGTTTGGGAAGTTCCAAGACCGCGTTCAAACAAAGAACACCCAACCATGAAGCCAATTGAATTAATTACAAGAGCCATCAACAATTCCTCTCGGGCGAACGATATCGTGTTGGACCCTTTTGCAGGAAGCGGCAGCACTTTGATTGGGGCTGACCAAACCCGCCGTAGGGCAAGAGTGATGGAAATTGACCCAAAGTATTGCGATGTAATTATTGCCAGGTGGGAACGCATCACGGGTGGTAAAGCCGAACTATTGACCGAGAAGTAATCAATCAAGTGAGTCAAAACAGCAAGGTTCCAGACCCTGAATTGGTGGACAAGGAAATCAAAGTCCTGGAATTGCGCAGGGCTGGTTTAACCTGGTCTGCCATCGCTGACCAAACAGGTTACGCCGATGCAACAGGGGCCTACGCCGCCTACAAGCGGGCCATCAAAAGGGTGCTGGATGAACCCGCAGATGAGGTGCGCAAGCAAGAGTTAGATCGAATTGATAGATTACAAGTAGCAGTTTGGAATAGAGCGCTTAAAGGTGATGATAAAGCAATAAACACCGTTTTGCGTTTGATGGAAAGAAGGGCAAGATTGTTAGGGCTGGATGCAGCGCAACGAGTGCAAGCGGAGGTGGTGACTTATGACGGACACAGAGATATTGACGGAGAAATTGAAAGAATCCTCCAAATCATCCGAAGCGTGGATCATGGCGAGCCGTTGGCGTTGGAAGGTGGACCAAGCGAGAGCGGAACAGTTGCCACCGAAGGGGAAGTGGTCGATTTGGTTGTACATGGCGGGGCGGGGAGCGGGGAAAACAAGGACAGCAGCGGAGTGGTTAGCATGGGAAGCGATCAGCCAACCGAGAACTAGATGGGCCATCGTTGCACCAACATTTGCTGACGCTCGAGATACTTGTGCCGAAGGTGAATCAGGTGTCCTAACTGTTCTGCGCCGATATAAAATGTTAAAAAGTTACAACCGCAGCATAGGTGAGATTGTTTTAAACAACGGTTCTCGCATGAAGTTGTTCTCAGCCGATGAACCTGACCGTTTTAGAGGTCCGCAGCATCACGGCGCTTGGTGTGATGAGTTAGCCGCTTACCGATATGTAGACGCCTGGGACCAATTGCAGTTTGGCCTTCGATTGGGCGAACACCCAAGGATCATAGTTACCACCACACCCCGCCCTACGCCCCTCATTCGGGCCTTAGCGGGCCGCAAAGACGGCTCTGTGGTTACAACCAAGGGTTCAACCTTTGATAATGCCGCCAACCTTGCCCCAGCAGCGTTGTTGGAACTCCAAGCCCGATACAACAACACCCGCTTGGGCCGTCAGGAACTTTACGGGGAGATTTTGGAAGATGTCGAAGGCGCTCTTTGGACCAAGGGGCTAATTGACCGTGCCAAGTTAGACAAAGCACCACCTTTATCACGCATTGTTGTTTCAATTGACCCAGCAATAACAAATACAGATGCAAGCGATGAAACAGGAATCATTGTGTGCGGTGCTGATGCGTCAGGCCACGGTTATGTTTTGGGAGATTACTCATTCAGAGGTTCACCTTTAGATTGGGCAAGCAAAGCCGTTGCGGTCTTTGATGAATACAAAGCAGACAGCCTTTTGGTGGAAGTTAATCAAGGTGGTGACATGGTAAGTGCGGTGTTAAAACAAATTAGACTTGGCTTACCAATCAGAGAAGTGCGAGCGCATGTTGGTAAAAGGTTGAGAGCCGAGCCAGTTGCCGCAATGTATGAACAGGGCCGCATTCATCACATTGGAGATTTCCCGCAACTAGAGGACCAAATGACAATATGGACCCCGAACGATCCAAACTCACCCGATCGCATTGATGCAATGGTCCAGGGCTTTTCTGATTTACTTGGTAAAGTTAGCATTGCTTCCTACTTTGGAGCGCTCGCCAACTTCTGCCCAAGTTGTAACCTGCCAATGCCAAAGTCAATGTCGCATTGCTCTAAATGTGGAAGCGCTATGATTGTTCCAACGCAATCTGAAGTGCCAAAGGAGTGAAATGGCTGTCGTTTACAACACCACAATAAATCAAGGCGCTAACTGGTTCATTAACTTTCAATACAAACAACCTGCAACCATCACAAACATTTCAGGCAACGGCACAACTGTTACATTTACTGCCGATAATAATTTCTTTGGTGGTCAAACAGTAAACATCTCAGGCGTGCTGCCATCTCAATACAATTTTCAAGCGGCAACAATTGCGGGAGTTACTTCATCTGCTTTTACAGTCACAAATCCAGCAACAGGCATTTACATTTCAGGCGGTATCGCTACGGTCCCAATCAATTTAACTGGTTACACTGCAGCCTTGCAGATCCGTTCTTTGCCTGAAAGCCCAACGGCTGTCTTATCTTTGGCTACGGGTGGAAACGGCATTACAATTCCAACCCCAACCAATGGAACTGTGGTGGTCCAAGCAACTGCTGCTCAAACCCGAGCAATCATCGCTGGAACCTACTACTATGACATCGAGATAACTTCTCAAGGTGGAATTGTTTACCGATTGGCACAAGGCCAGGTCGTGGTATCAGCGGAGGTAACCCGATGAGTGATGATGCAGTAATCATCCAGCCAGTAATTCCAACAGTTGTTATTTCATCTCCAGGTCCGCAAGGCCCAGGTGGTGGAGAGATTTTCTATGTTCACACTCAAGCAATCGCAAGTGCTGTGTGGACCATCAATCACAACTTGAACGGCGAACCAACAGCCGTTGTACTAGACTCTGCAGGAACACAATGTGAAGGCACATTTTCTTACCCAAGTAAAAGCCAAATGGTGATAACCTTTACCAGTGCTTTCAGCGGCACTGCTTATGTGATCTAGGAGAAATAAATGGCCCGTAAATTTTTAGTTTCGATTGATCTAAATAAAAACGAATTACAGAATGCGGTAATTCAAAACCTAGCAACAGCGCCCGCCACTCCTTCTGCTGGACAGGTTTATTACAACACAACCGACAATCAACTTTATATTTACAACGGCACTCGCTGGGAAGTTGCTGGAAATGCGGTGCAATCAGGATTACTTGCTGCACGCCCTGCTGCTGGAACTGTAGACGCTGGAACTATTTATTACGCAACAGACACTTATCTTTTCTATTATTCAAATGGCTCAACATGGGCGCAAACTAATCAATTTGGAACAATAACTGCGCAAACAAGTTATGGTGCATCAAGCGGTAACGGAACAGCAACTGATTATGCACGCTCTGATCACACTCACGGAACACCAGCACTTGGAACTGCAACACCAAATGCAATAAGCGGTGCGGCAGGTTCAGCAGGTTCTGCAAGCACACCTTCTAAAGAGGATCACACACACGCCTTTACGCCATCACAAGATTTGGCAATGGCAGGATTTAAATTAACAGGCCTAGGCTCACCAAGCGCAGACACAGATGCCGCAAACAAAGGTTATGTTGATGGCGTTGCTCAAGGTTTAGATGTAAAAGCGTCAGTCCGTCTTTCTACAACTGGTGCATTATCAGCATTTACTTTCACTTCAACAAGTGGTGGCACACTCACAGGTAATGCGAACGGTGCTTTATCTATCGATGGAGTCACTCCAAGCGTTGCTGACCGTATTCTCGTTAAAGATGAGACAAGTGGTAACGCACCATACAACGGTATTTATGTAGTTACTACTGTTGGTAGTGCTGGAACACCTTATGTCTTAACACGCTCATCAGATGCCAACACATCTGCCGAAGTTACAGATGGAATGTTCACATTTGTTGAACAAGGCACTACATTGGCAAGCACAAGTTGGGTTTTAACTACAAATAATCCAATCACTTTAAATACAACAGCATTAACTTTTGCCCAATTCTCAGGTGCAGGAACTTACACAGCCTCTAACGGTGTATTGCTAACTGGCACTAACTTTACCTTTGCACCAAGAACAGGTTACGGCCTACAAACAGGCTCAACTGGCGCTGAAATCAAACTTGCCACAACATCAGGTCTTAATCTAACATCTGATCTAGCGGTGGGTGCTGGTAACGGTATATCTGTTTTAACAAATACCGTGGCAATCGACTCAAGTGTTGTTGTATCTAAATACTCAACAAATGTTGGCGATGGTTCA